ACCATCTTTTCCGCTTTTTCATAATCCTTAGATTTTAAAACTTCCTTTAAATCTTTCAGATCCTGCAAAAGTCTTCTTAAGTAACTTTTAAATACACTCATATCTTCGTTCATTTTTCTCCTTTCTGGCTTTCGCCTATTGCCTTTCAACAATATTATAATAACATTTTGTGCCTTATATGTCAATAGTTTTTTTGTGCCTTATTTCAAGATTTTTTCATCATGTTCTAATTTTTCCATTACGGCAAGTTTAATAAAATCATTGACGCTTTTATATCCGGCTTTCTGTATTCTTTCTTTTGTACCAACTGCAAAACGGCAGTTGACGCGCTCGAATTTATCATCATATTTATATACTGCTTTTCTCTGTGCATCACTTGTTTTCAATTTTCTCTCTTCCATTTTCTATACTCCTTTCTCCAACTGTCTACATTATATTATTATGTGCCTTATATGTCAATTATATATTTATATTGCCTTTTGCTTTTGAGCCTTATATATTTTGCACAATTTAGAGTGTGTTATGTGCCTTATATTTTGTGAATATCGATAATTGTTTTTGTGCCTTATATCTGTTATTATAATCTCAACAGGAAAACAAAGAACGGAGGTAAGCAAGATGACTGATAAAAAAATAAAGGATTTTACAAAAGGAATTGAAGAGATCGCAAAACTTCATCCAGCAGATCGAAAAAAGGTTTTTCAAATGGTTGCCGATCGAAACGGTGCCGCCGCTGCTGGATACATTGTCGAATATATGACAGGCGGAGCGGTTGATTTTATGAAAGCAAAGGAATTAATACAGACAAAACGTGCGGAGCTTTTACAGCTCTTAGCACTCTAGGCAAGCGGCGGCGTTTACCGGGGTTCGATTCCCCGGCTTGCTTTTACCCAAAAATTTGAATATGGAGGAATTGAAGTATGAGAAAATTATTTTTATTAAAAAAAGGCAGAATGAACTTTTATGCATGCCTGTATGACTGTGGCATGTATACAATCGACCGAATTACAAAAGGATTCGGTGGAATTGTGACAACATTTGAAACACTGGAAGAGCTTGAAAAATATGCTGCTGAAAACGGATATAAAAAAGCATAATAACCGCCGCAGAGGATGCACGCCGGAACCACTGCCGGCGGCGGTTCTACCCGTAATGGAATATTATTTTTTTAGGAGGATTCAAAATGATTTATCCGAACGGAGCACAGACAGTTTTTCAAATCACATGCATGGGAAGTGTTTATAGCGTTGAAGATGGATTTTTCAGAAATGACGGCAAAGGGACAGACTTTGAAACGTTTGACGATGCTTGGGAAGTTTTCAAAACGCTTCCAGAATGGGAGCAAAATGCTGCGGAAATAGAGGAATTTTAAGCCGGAATCATCCCGGCTTTTTCCAGTGTCCGGATATATTGCAACTTGACAAGATATACGCCCGGTCATATAATGCGCTTAAGCGAACACGTATAAGCCATTTTAAGGCTTGCGCAAGGCAATGCAGTACTTTTATATATACACAGCACGAAACGCCTGTAAATCGTTTTTACGACGTTGCAAGCCTGTAAACACTGTGTTTATCTTGCCGCATTGGCACTCCACTAGGTACACAGCCATGATGCATCCGGTAAACCACCGGGAAGCGTCCGGGGCGCATCTGGAGACATGACCGGCAGACCGCCGGGGTGTGAAAATTCTGATTTCTGATTTCAAAATCGAGTCATTTCCCAAGAAGAAAAAAATCAAAAGTTGAAAAATGAGATTCCAACTGTGAAAAGACAATATGCACAGTAAATTATTATGCGTCATTTCGCAACTTGTGAAATTTGACTAATTCGCTCTCTTCTCTTCCTCTGACTCTCGGTCTGTTTCTGCTTTTTCTGCGATTTCGTTGTTCTTGTTCCCATTCGAGAATCCCTCATTTACTTTCTGGTTGCGTGATTTATAATTTACAATCTTTACATCTGTGTTCAATTCATCCGGTATCTTCCCGACGATCAACACTGTATGCGGTTGCAGCCTGTCTGTCATTACTTTGAATCCCTCGCAAAACTCAATCCGAGCTGCCTTTGCCCGCACTCTTCCATTTGTACAGACAGCAATCACACCACCCTTATTGTACCCGGCAAAGCAAAGATCATAATTGTCTTTGTCCGGGATACCTACGGACGGTATAACGCGGATCCCGTTCAGCAGCATATAATGTGCAAGCGCATGGTTCCGGTACACGTTATATAGATTTAAAGCAAACGGCATACCACAATCGCCTGTAGCAATACTAAAATCCGGCATACAGACCGAATGGAAACACTTCAAGTGTTCCATGTATTTATCCGGGTTATTCCACAGTCTTTGAAACTTTGAATCGTCAATATAAAAATTCACATTTAATTTTCTATGCCCTTTTATCTTTTGTGAAAAGCTCTCTCCAAAATCTATGGAGTCCTCCGGCAAATAATCCAAGCTGCATGCCGGGACAATCGGGATCTGATATTTTTCATCAAGCTCCGCTCCATAGATCATATATTCTTTCATAACATCAAAAGATGTATGACATCCATTGTACAATACTATCACCCCAAAAACATTTTACTATTTTTCTTCTTGACAAACAACTTCTTTTGTGAAAAGCAAAGAACGTGCGGCGTAATCACTTCTGCTTAGTTCATTTATCAGCTTTTCCCTTGTCATTTCCGGGTTTGTTCTGTGAATATACCGCAGCAATTCATCTATTTTGTCCACTATGCTGCCCTCCAATCAATGTTTGACATCAGATCATCCAAAAGATAGATCAAATCAGTACCGTACAGGCTGATCCAGTCCGCAAGATACTCTTCCTGCTCAATCGGCATATGAATGTTATAGGAAAAGCAAAAACAATGACAAAGTTCATGAGCCAGTATTTTGCGCAAATATCCATTTTCTGGTTTATCCGAAACATATATTATCCTATCATTCCAATCAGTCACAGCAAGGCTAATAGAGCCATCAGAGCGCATTAATTTATGACTTGCGCCGTGAACAAATTCTATTTTCCATTCAATACCATTTATCACAAACATATTTTACCTCCAAAAAAAGAAACCACCAGCCAAATATCAGCCAGTGATTTCTAAATTTAAAGTTATTCTTCTTGTTCTTCAATCAACAAATAATTAATGTACCTTGTTGCTGTTCCAGCAAGTTCTTTGCTGTAGTCTAGCAAGTCCATCTTGTACTCCGGTTTATGCCCATATGTGACTCTATAGAACTTTTCCACAAGTTCTAAGTTATGTAAGTCAGACAATTCCACAAGAATTTTGTGATATAAAAATTTTCTCGTCCATCCGAACCGGTCACAGATAATTTTGAGTTTCCAGTTATTTTTATTAAACCATTTACCACTCTCTATCTTTTTTACGATGCTCCAGTGTGCAAACGGGTCTTTCTCCGGAATTTCAGCCTGCGGATTTTTCAGAGCCTGTTCCATGTCGTGGAAGCGATTGATGTATTGAGCCGTGAAAGCCGTTCCCTTAACTCCGGTCAGCTTGTGGGCGATAAATTCACAGCCTTTCTTGGTAATGTCATAGCATGGGCGTTCTTTTCCTTGCTCGTCCTTATAGGTGCTTTCTCTGAAGAAATCAGCCAACGCAATTTTGCGTTCGCTAACCAATCCATTATTGGCTTCGTTGATTTGCTTACAATAACGGTTGATGTCACGCATCAAATCACAATGCCTTTTCCCTACCATTCCCGCAACTTCCATACTGGTTAACGTCTGTTCTAATTGTTTCATATGAATATTGTTCATCAACAAATACCCCATTTCTTCTTAAATGAAAGTATCGTGC